CAATGCGGCCTATGTAGCAGTTGAAGAAACATATGGTGACCATAGTTACAATGGTCATGCTAAAAAAGATGAGAAGTTTAGAAACGATATGACCAATTTTGGTATATTAATGGAAGTACAAGGTATATCAAAACCATTTGAATGGGCCAGAGACGTAGTTAAAAAATTACAAATTGATGGTACAGGATTATATTATAGTCCAACACGTAAACCATCTACAACATCAGAAGGTGAAAATGTATCAGCTATTCAAGTAGATAGATTACATGAAATTTCAAAAGCAATGCAACCTTATTTTCCTTATGTATATGATTTTATCAATGACATGAAAAAAGTATTTCCAACATTAAAAGACGATTGGGGTATTTATGTACCTGAAGTAAAATATCTATCACCTGAGCCACTTGTCGATTATACCAATTTAGCACTCACCAAGTATCCTAACGTACACTTTGTAGGCGATGCTTTATCAGCTAGAGGTATAACGGTAAGTGGTGCACAAGGGACATACGTTGCTGAAAGTATATTAGGAGAATTAAATTAAATTTCGTATATTATAGACATGAAAAAACAATCAACAGATTGGCCTAAAAGCCAAAAATTAAAAAAAGTAGATGGTACCATTGCCTATATTTGGGATGGTAAGTTACATAATTGGGAAGGTCCTGCTTTAATACCTGAAGGAATTAATAGAAAGGGAGAATATTATCTATATGGTATTCCAATGTCAAAAGATGATTGGAAAGAAGCAATATCACAACAATCAGGACTGCCTTGGTATAAAAAACCTGCAGCAAAAGGACAAAATCATAGAAACTAAAAGATATGAAAATAGGGTTATGTGGAACAATGAGTGTAGGTAAAACTACATTAGTAAATGCTTTAAAAGAATTAGAGCAATTTAAAGGTTATAAATTTGCAACAGAACGCAGCCAACATTTAATGTCATTAGGTATTCCATTGAATACTGATTCTACATTAAAGGGACAAACAGTATTTTTAGCTGAACGATGTGGGGAATTAATGTATGATGATATTATTACAGATAGAACAATATTAGATGTTATAGCGTTTACTTTAAATGCTAAGTCAATACCCCACCAAGATAAAGATGCGTTTGAAATATATGCTAGCGAATTTATTAGAGAATATGATTACATATTTTATATATCTCCTCATGGGTTAGAAATTGAAGATAATGGGGTACGTGAAACAGATGAACATTATAGAGATTTAATTGATTTTACAATTACTACACTTATTAAAAGACATGGTCATAAAGCGGGCAAAATAGAAAAGATATCCGGATCTACAGAGGAGCGAATTCAACAAATATTGAATATTACTAGTCTTTAACATATTTATAATAAAATCTAATAATAATATTAAATCTAATGAAAAGATCTGAATTAAAAGAGTTTATAAAGGGAGAAATAGTAACAACATTATCAGAAGCATCTGCTGAAGACGTTAGTAACCAAAAAGACTTGAATAAAGAACTTGAAAAAACTGCTAAGTTAAGTAAAGATATAGGTCTAGAAGAAGGGGCAATAGATCCTGCAGAATATGGGGATATAGGAGCAGCATATCTTAAGGGATTTGGAAAAGAACATACTCTATCTTTAGACCAATTAGAAGAACTAGGTCGTAAAATTGTAAAGCAAATATATAAAGGAGATTTTGAAGCAGCTAAAGCAAAACACCTTAGTGAGACGAATGAAGTTAATGAAGAGACGGGTGATGATGATGATGTAGATGCAAAAGCAATCAAAGCAGCTAAAGGGGCTAGAGGTAAACATAAAAAACTAGACCTAGCAGTTAAAGCATTAAAAAATATTACTACTGAGATGAAATCATTAGCTCGTGACTATAGTAAAGCAGATGGTGTTGAAAAAGAAAAAATTAAGGACAAATTAAAATTAAAAACTCCTAAAAAGAAAGAGCTAGAAGCTTTAGTTGCTAAATTAGAAAAAGATGTCGTCTAAAGAAAGATTTTTATATATTGCTGTAGTATTTTTTGGTGTTTATTATTTAATTAATATGTATTCTTCAAATGAAAAAGAATATATTAACGAGTATAATAATAAAATAAAAGCACTAGAACAAAAAGTTGATTCATTACATTATGTAAATGATGGTTTAGTATATAAAATTGATACCCTAAACCAAGAAATAATAAAATTAGATAGTGCAATTTATCTACAGAATAATAAGATTATTACATTAAAAAATCAAACAAATGAAAAAATTAATGCTGTTGATTCTTTTGACGATGACGAGCTTACTAGGTTTTTCACAGAGCGCTACGGACAGTACCTCGATTCAATTAAAAAAACCAATAGTAAAACTCGTAATTAAAGATTTAATACAGGGTGACGGATTTAAAAAAGAACTATCCCTTATATCAACTAAAGTTTTTTTATTAGAAAACAAAATTGTTATAAAAGATAGTGTTATTAATAACCTCAATTCTCAAATAAATAATTTTAATTCTATATTGTTCACTAGTAAAGAACAATTTGGATTAGCAGAGGATTTGAATGCAAAATTAAAGTTATCATTGAAAAAACAAAGACTTAAAACTAAATTAACAGGAGGCGTAGGCATTGTAGCAGTTGTTGGTGTAATTCTTTTACTAAAATAACAATGGCAGATATAAAAAAAGTAATACGTCAAGAATATTTAAAATGTGCTACAGACCCAGTACATTTTATGCGTAAATACTGTTATATACAGCACCCACAACGTGGTCGCATACAGTTTAATCTGTATCCCTTTCAAGAAAAAGTATTAACGTTATTTCAAAACAACGATTATAGTGCTATATTAAAATCTAGACAGTTAGGTATATCCACACTAGCATCAGGTTATTCTCTTTGGTTAATGACATTCCATAAAGACCGAAATGTGTTAGCATTAGCAACTACACAAGCAACAGCAAGAAACTTAGTAACAAAGGTACAATTCATGTGGGAAAATTTACCCTCATGGTTAAAGGTAGATGCTGCTGAAAATAACAAATTATCATTAAGATTTACTAATGGTTCAAAAATACAAGCAAAATCATCTAATGCTGATGCCGCACGTTCGGAAGCAGTATCCTTATTGATAATTGATGAAGCAGCTTTTATTGATAATATTGCTGAGACATGGGCATCTGCACAGCAAACCCTAGCAACAGGGGGTGGTGCAATTGTATTATCAACTCCTTATGGTACAGGTAATTGGTTTCACCAAACATGGGTTAAAGCTGAAGCGGGAGAAAATGACTTTTTACCTATTAAATTACCTTGGTATGTTCATCCCGAAAGAGATCAGGCATGGAGAGATGCACAAGATGCTTTATTAGGTGATCCTAGACTAGCAGCACAAGAATGTGATTGTGATTTTAGTACATCTGGTGATATAGTATTTTATAATGAACATTTAGAATTTTACGAAAAATCCTTTATTAAAGACCCATTAGAACGTAGAGGAGCAGATCAAAACCTATGGGTTTGGGAAAATGCTGATTATTCCAGATCATATATGGTTTTAGCAGATGTTGCTAGAGGTGATGGAAAAGATTTTTCTACTTGTCACGTAATGGATATTGAAACTAATGTTCAAGTTGCAGAATATAAAGGACAAATAGGTACAAAAGAATTTGGTCATTTATTAGTAGGTCTAGCTACAGAATATAATGAAGCTTTACTTGTAATAGAGAATGCTAATATAGGTTGGGCTACAATACAAGTAGCTATAGATAGAAATTATTCTAACCTTTACTATTCACAAAAGAGTGGAGAAGCCAATGCTAATTCGTATTTTGACCAATATGAAGATAATTCCAAAAAAGTAGCAGGCTTTACTATGTCATCTAAAACAAGACCTATGATTATAGGTAAGTTCCAAGAATACATTAGTGATAAAGGAGTGACAATTCAATCTAGAAGATTAATTGAAGAAATGAAAGTTTTTATTTGGAAAAATGGGAGAGCAGAGGCACAAACTGGGTATAATGATGATTTAGTAATGGCTTTTGGAATGGGGATGTATGTTAGAGATACAGCATTAAAATTTAAACAAAGAGGAATTGATTTAACAAAACAATCATTAAGTAATATGACGGTTAATAGAACACCTTATCAAGGTGGCTATGGTGGTGGTTATAATCAACAAGTAAAAAACCCTTATAGTATAGATAATGACAAGGGTGGCAAAGAAGATATTAGTTGGTTATTATAACCATATTTATAAACAATAATTATATATTAAATGGCGGATAAAAGTGTATTTACAAGATTAAGGAGATTATTTTCTACTGACGTAGTAATACGAAACATTGGAGGTGATCAAATTAAAACCATAGATTCGGGTCACATCCAATCTAGTGGAGAGTATGAAACAAATGCTCTAGTAGACAGATTTAACAAAGTCTACTCCTCAGCTCCAACCTCGTTGTATGGAGCACAATTTAACTTAAATTATCAATATTTAAGAACCCAATTGTATTCTGAATATGATGTAATGGATACAGATGCTATTATAGCTTCTTCCCTTGATATCATAGCAGATGAGTCTACACTTAAAAATGACATGGGGGAAGTGCTTCAAATTAGAAGCTCTAATGAGGATATACAGAAAATTCTATATAACTTATTCTATGATGTACTAAATGTAGAATTTAATCTATGGATGTGGGTTAGACAAATGTGTAAATATGGAGACTTTTTCTTAAAATTAGAAATTGCCGAAAAATTTGGTGTTTACAATGTTATACCTTATACAGCATATCATATTGAAAGAATCGAAGGACAAAACCCTGAAAACCCATCTGAAGTAAAGTTTAAATGGAATCCTGAAGGTTTTTCTGGTGGTTCTTCTAGTGGTTATTATAATGTAGCAGGAGCTAACGGTCTTAATGATGATAGGAGTGGTATTGTATATGATAATTATGAAATGGCCCATTTTAGAATGGTGGGTGATGTAAATTATCTTCCCTATGGTAGATCTTATGTTGAACCCGCTAGAAAAATATTTAAACAATACACGTTAATGGAAGACGCGATGTTAATTCATAGAATTGCTCGTGCTCCTGAAAAAAGGGTATTTTATGTAAATGTTGGGGCTATTCCTCCAAACGAAGTAGAAGCATTTATGCAAAAAACTATCAATAATATGAAACGTACTCCAATGATGGATGAAAAAACGGGAGAGTATAACTTGAAGTATAATATGCAAAACATGCTTGAAGATTTTTATATTCCTGTTCGTGGTAATGATAGTGCTACAAAAATTGATACTACACCAGGTTTACAGTATGACGGTATTGCCGATGTTGAATATTTAAGAGAAAAATTATTTGCTGCCTTAAAAGTACCTAAAGCATTTATGGGGTATGGAGAAGCAGAAGCAGGAAAAGCTACATTAGCACAGCAAGACATTAGATTTGCACGTACTATTGATAGAATACAAAGAATTTTACTTTCAGAGTTACAAAAAATTGCATTAGTTCATTTATATACCCAAGGATATAAAGATGAAACTTTAACAAATTTTGAACTATCAATGACAACCCCTTCTATCATTTATGATCAAGAAAGAATTGAGTTGATGAAATCAAAATCTGAATTAGCTGGAACTTTATTAGAACAAGGTTTAGTACCATCTGACTGGATTTACCATAATGTATATCATTTCAGTGAAGATCAATATGATGAGTATAGAGATTTAGTTCGTGAAGATTCTAAACGTAAATTTAGAAATGATCAAATACTAGCTGAAGGTAATGACCCAGTAGAAAGTGGTCAATCATATGGAACACCTCATGATTTGGCATCATTATATGGTAAAGGTAGAACAATGTCTGATCCTGCTAATGTACCTGATGGGTATGCTGAAGACGATTCAGAATTAGGTCGTCCTAAAGACGGGATTACTAATAGAGGAAAACAAGATAATAATTTTGGTAAAGATCCTTTAGGAGTTAAAAGTATGAAAGGCACAGATAAAAACGATGGAGATCCTAAACCAAGACTATCAGAATTTGAAAACCCTAAAATTACTTACTTAAAAAATAAGGATATCTTTAAGGGTCTAGACAAAAAACAACTAATATTTGAACAAGATAAATCAGATTCTTCATTACTTGATGAATCTCGACTAAAATCTTAATATTTATAAATAAATATATTTTTGATGAAAATTAAACACTCAAAGTATAAAAATACGGGTATACTATTTGAATTACTTGTTAGACAAATAACTGCGGATACCCTATCGGGAAAAGAATCTAAGGCTATTGACTTACTAAAGACTTACTTTGTAAAAACAGAATTAGGTCGTGAATATAAGTTGTATGAAACAATTACAAAGTCTAAAGTATTAAACGAATCTAGAGCATCCTTATATTTAAATACTACCCTAGATAATTCTAAAATATTTAATAGAGGCGCCTTAAGAAAGCAAAAGTACAATTTAATTAATGAAATTAAAAATCATTATGATTTAAATACTTTCTTCGGTTCACAAATTAAAAACTACAAAGAAACAGCAGCCTTATATACATTAATTGAAGGTGTTAATTCTAAAAGTGTAGTTGACAATGACCAGTTAATTGCTAGTAAAATTACAATATTAGAATTTTTAACTAAGACTGAAATAAAAAAGACTAAAAAGGATGAAGTACTAGCAGAATTTACTACTTACGATAAAGATGTAAGATCCTTAACTTATAGAATATTATTAGAAAAATTTAATGAAAAGTATGATGGTTTAAGTCATGATCAAAAACAGGTACTTAAAGAATTTATTAATTCCGTAGACTCAACACCTGGATTAAGAACTTTCTATAATTCTAAAATAAAAGAATTAAAAACTTCTTTAGTTGAAACAACTAAAAATATAAAAGACCAAGCTACAAAAGTTAAAATCACAGAAGTTACTAAGTTTTTAACAGAATTAAGTAAAACTGATAAGGTAGATAATGATAAATTAGTTGATTTATTACAATATTATGAACTAGTAAGTGAAATTAAAACAGCAAATGGGGTACAAGTATAAGATTAAGGAAATAGAAGTAGGAGATACAAAAATAGATAATGGGGTTAAATCTGTAGTTACAGATAAAGACCCTAATACAGGTGCTATATCCTGGTCTATAGATTATGTTCCTAATTTAACTAAATTAGTTGAAGATTCTATGGAGTTAGCTAATACTGCTAAAGGTGTATATCAAAAAGCTAAAGATGATAAAAAGTTTTTAGACATATATGAACAAGCTAAACAATTAAGAAATATAATTCGGACTCATGTTAGAAATAACTACCCAGAAGATTATAAAAAAGCTATTTTTGAAGAAGATGTAGATGAAATGTCTATGTCGGGTGCAGCAGGTAGTTATTTAACACCATATGCTTTTAGAAAAAAAGGACAAAAACCTAATGATAAAGCATATACTGCATTAGGGTATACTTTAGCAAAAGAAGATGTAGGCGCAACATTAGGTCCAGGACCTAAAGCAACAGAAGATGGAGTTAAAGATAATGCATACATAAAACAATTTAAATATAAGCTAGTTCCAAAAAATTCAGATGGTACTTATGTGCAAAAGGGATCAGGACTTGAAGTAAAGAAATTATATTAATATGTATAATTATAAGTTGATAAAAGAAGATGAGGATAAGGCTAAACTAAAGTTCCAAGAGGAAAGAGTTAATGCCTTTAGAGAAATAGAAGAAGAATTACAGTCTTTAATAAAACCATTAAGACAAGCAAAAATAGAAACTATAAAATATTATAGGGAAAACCCTAATAGCTACTCAGTAGTAACGGGCACAGATTTAATTAAAGATTTTATTAAAGACATCAAAACATTACTAGAAAAATAATAATATGAAAACACTACAAGAACAATACAATTTAATTCAAGAAGGTAAGGGCCGTAAGGATTTATTTTTAAAGGAGGCTAAAAAAACATATCCTAATTTATTATCAAATCTTACTTCTTACAAAGATGCTACAAATATCCTGAAAAGCAAAAGCAAAATTAATGAAAATTTAGGTGGTGTTGTTACTTTAAAACCTTTAGTACAATTAACATCTGAAGACTTTAACCCAAACAAACAAGCTTGGGAAAGTAAATATGAAGCTTTTGTTAATGAAGAAAGAGCTAAATCATTAAAACCCATCATTGATAAAGATATTGATGAAAAAATCAATACTGAAAAGGAAGATGAAAAGGTTAAAGCTGAAGAAAAAAAAGTATCTAAAGGTGTAGAAAATATTGATAAACGTAACTACGATTATTCACCAAAAGAAGATAACATTAACAACGTTAATGCTCAGGAAATGATGAATGGTGTATATTTTGAACTTAAAGAAGACCCATCTTTAACATTAGAAAAAGCACAAGAAAAAGTAATTAAAAACCTAGCTAAAGACGAATTACATTACGTTAAAAATGGTCAATTTGGTGTAGGTATAGGATACACAGAACCAGAAGTACAAGAAAATTCAGGTAAAACATATGGTGGAAGCGGATATAGCGATAAACTTAAAAAATCAGATACAAAAATGAAACCAATTAAAGAAGAATTATTTAAAAAGTTAATAAAAGAAGGATTAGGTGGCGTAGTAACATCAGGAAACCCAGATTCATTGGCAGCCCAATCAGGAAATATGATTAGACAAATGATGTCTGAAGATGGATTCCAAGCTGACCAAGCAGGATCTCAATATCATTCATCACTGTATGCTGAATCAAATAAAGAAGATAAATTACCAATGGATGAAGCTCCAAAACCAGATTTTATGGATATCGATGGTGACGGAGATAAAGAAGAATCTATGAAAAAAGCAGGTAAAGATAAAAAAGCAAGAAAACCTAAAAAAGAATCGATTGATACTAAATTAGCAGAAATAGGAAAAGAAGCTGAAAAAGTAAAAATGGAAGCTCAATTAGATTTCTTACATGATCATATTCAAGAAAAAGTAGATAGAGTTAGTTCAATTCAAGAAGATGAAAATCTTAGCGAATTAATTGACAAGACGAAAATGAAACAAATGCAGAGAGAAATCAAAGATTTGGAAAGAAAGAAAATGAAAATGGAAAGAATCTATGAAAAATCTTGTGGTTCAAAATATGCCAAAAAAGAAATGGTAGACGAAATGGATGCCGTAAGTTGGAATGAAAAAAATAACCCAACTCAAGGACCAGCAGGTGAACGTGATCCTAAAAAAGTAGGACAATCAACATCAGCATACGGTTTAAATAAATAAACATGAGAAAGCTATTAATAGAAACTCATACAATTAATTATACCCCAACTGTATTAACCGAAAGTGTTAATGCGGAAAACGGGAATATGATTGTTGAGGGGATATTAGCTACTTGTGAAGTTAAAAACGGTAACGGTAGATATTATTCTAAGGAATTATGGGAAAGAGAAATGGATAAGTATAATGAACTAATTGAACAAAGACGTTCAATGGGGGAATTAGACCACCCAGAATCTCAAATAATTAATCTACAAAATGTATCACATATTATTAGTGGTTATGAATGGGATGGAAATAACATTATAGGTAAAATAGAAGTTTTACCAACCCCAGCAGGTAATATATTAAAGGCACTTGTAGGTAATGGTGTAACAGTAGGTGTATCATCTCGTGGTATGGGTTCATTAGAGGAAAATAGAGAAGGTGTAATGGAAGTTCAAGATGACTTCGAATTACTATGTTGGGATTTTGTTTCAACCCCTTCCAACCCTGGTTCTTACATGCATATGATTAAAGAAGGTATGGAGGCACCAAAACATAACTACACAAAAGTAAATAGTATAATACATGAAATCCTTTGTTCAAAAGGATCATGTCCTATAACTTAATAACTTTTTCTTCGGACGCTACCGACGGATTAAACATTAGACGCTCATTTGAGCGTCTTTTGTGTTTTTAATAAGAGGTCACATACGTATAACTGCAATACATCATGATTATTCTTATATGATGTCGACAATTATTATTTCTATTACGGTTCTTAATAACCGTATTTCACAAACTAAATTTTGGGATTATTATGGCAAACAACAGAGATTTGTTAAAAGAAGCAATCGCCGATGCTAAATCAGTTAAAGAAACTGCCATCGCGAATGCAAAACTTGCTTTAGAAGAAGCTTTTACCCCTTATCTACAAGATCAACTATCTGCTAAATTACAGGAGATGGACGATGAAGACGATAAAGATGTAAAAGAAGAAAAAAAGGAAGAAGTAAAAGAAATGGAAGCTAAAAAAGAAAAAGTTGATGAAATCAACCTTGACGAATTATTAGCTGAACTTGAGTTAGATGAAAATGCTAGAACAGACGCAGAAGAAGAAGGCTACAAAGATGGCATGAAAGACGAGAAAGAAGATCTTGAAGAAGATGCTCGTACTGACGCAGAAGAAGAAGGCTACAAAGACGGAGAAAAGGACGAAAAAGAAGACATGGACGACGAGGAAATTGACCTTGAAGATATGTCAGAAGACGACCTTAAAGGATTCATCGAAGATGTCATTAAAGACATGGTTGCTGATGGTTCAATTGAACCAGGTGACGAATTTGAAGAAGTTGAAGTTGAAGACGTAGATGTTGAAGACGTAGATGTTGAAGACGTAGATGTTGAAATTGAACTAGACGAAGAAATGTCGGATCCAGATCAACGTAAAAAGTACAAAGACGAATCAAAACCAGAAGAAGAAACTGAATCAGATCGTTTAAAAGAAGAAATGAATGTAGATGTTGAGGTAGATGAATCATTAGCAGTAGCAGCAGGAGTTGCTTCAGTTTTTGGTGGTGCCGTAGCATTAGATAAAGCAATGGATGCTTTAGAAGCAGGTAAATTAGGTGAAAAAGGTAAAGCATTTGCTGAATTCCTAAGATCACAAGGTAAAGCTGCTGCAGGTAGATATTCTGAAGGTGTAGAAGAAGATTTAGGTGAAATAGAAGAACTTAAACAAGAACTTCAAGAAGTTAATCTTTTAAATGCTAAGTTACTTTATACTAATAAAATCTTCAAAGCAAAAAACTTATCAGAAGGTAAGAAAGTAAAAGTTTTAAAAGCATTTGACAAAGCAACGGATGTTAAACAAGCAAAAGCTATTTATGAAACATTAAACGAAGGAATTGTAAATACAATTACAAATTCTAGAATTAATGAATCAGTTAAAAAAGGTGCTGCTTCAAAAGCTAGTGGTTTAGAACCAAAAGCAACAAAACAACCAATTCTTGAATCAAATGAGGTATATGACCGTATGCGTAAGCTAGCGGGATTAATCTAAAAACAATTATTAAAATTTAAAATTAAAAAACATGAGCTTAAATTCATTATTAGAAAGCGCAAACCCATATCAGTCTATGCAGTCTGATGCGGCCAGATTATCTGGAAAATGGGCAAAAACAGGTCTACTAGAAGGTCTAGAAGGACAAAACAAAAACAATATGGGTCTTATCTTGGAAAACCAAGCTAAGCAATTAGTTGTAGAATCATCTCAAACAGGTGGTGGTGCTGCATCTTCAGGAACATTCCAATCACAAACAGCTGTTAACACAGGTGGTCAGTGGGCAGGAGTTGCTTTACCATTGGTAAGAAAAGTATTTGGACAAATCGCAGCGAAAGAATTCGTTAGTGTACAGCCAATGAACTTACCTTCAGGTCTAGTATTTTTCCTAGATTTCCAATACGGAAGTGATAAAACACCTTTCGCAAAAGGAAGTTCTTTATACGGAAACCAAACGGCGGATGGTATAGACAAACCATTTGGAAACACTAACACAGGTGGATTATACGGAGCGGGTCGTTTCGGGTATTCAATTAACAATTCAGCTTCAATCGCTGCTGATGCATCTGCTCCTTTAGCAGCTGCAATCTGGTCAGATTTTGACTTTGATTCTGATTACTCAGCATCAGCTGCTGCTGCAGATTACTGGAAAGTATTAGTACCAACTGCATCTTTAGATTTCGTAGATGTTGCAGGTGTTTCTGCATTCCAATTATTCTCAGGTTCTCAACAATATGATGCTGTTTCAGCTTCAGCTGGAGAACAAGTATCAGCTTTTACAAAACTAGAAGGTGAAAATGTTGCTTTTGTAGTAGCAAAAGCACAATTAGTAAACGGAGCAACTGCATTCGCAGCAGGTGATAACGTTTCTGTTGTTTACCAATTACAACCAACTGATAGATACAGAGGTGATTTTGAAGACAATAACCCAGAACCAAATGGTTTAAATGCACCAGCAATCAAAATTCCAGAAATCAATGTACAGATGAAATCATCTGCAATCGTTGCTAAAACTAGAAAATTGAAAGCAGTATGGACTCCAGAATTCGCACAAGATTTAAATGCATACCACGCATTAGATGCTGAAGCTGAATTGACTTCAATCTTAAGTGAGTACATTTCATTAGAAATTGACTTAGAGATCTTAAGTATGTTGATCGAAAACGCAGCTGCAGGAAACGAAGTATGGTCTGCTGTAAATAATAGATCTATTGTTGCTGATGGTACTAAAATGGGTGCTATTTCAGATTTAGGATTTTACAATTCTCAAGGACAATGGTTCCAAACATTAGGAACTAAAATCCAAAAGTTAAGTAACATTATTCACCAGAAAACATTAAGAGGTGGTGCAAACTTCCTAGTATGTTCTCCAGCTGTAGGAACGATCATGGAATCAATTCCAGGATTTGCTGCTGATACTGATGGTGATGCTGCAAAAGCAACTTACGCATTTGGTGTACAAAAAGTAGGTTCATTAAATGGACGTTACAAAGTATACAAAAACCCTTACATGACTGAAAACCAAATCCTATTAGGATTTAGAGGTGCTCAGTTCTTGGAAACAGGTGCTGTATTTGCTCCATACATTCCATTAATCATGACTCCGTTAATTTACGATCCAGAAACTTTCACACCACGTAAAGGTTTATTGACTCGTTATGCGAAGAAAATGGTTAGACCAGAATTTTATGGAACTATCCAAGTAAATGGTTTAAACTCTCTATAATTTTAGAGATGTAAAATCAAATACATATTTAATTAAACCCGGCTTAGGCCGGGTTTTTTTATCCTTTTTTCATATGTATAATAAACAAAAAGTTATTATATGGCTGCAAACCACCACACTGACGATGTATTCGTTCAAAAAAGAAGACCTAAAAAACCCATCAAATTTAATGTACAGCTTAACGATGAACAAAAGATAGCTAAAGCAAAAATTATTCAATCACCCATAACGGTGCTTAGAGGAATGGCAGGATCAGGTAAAACTTTAGTAGCAACACAAGTAGCACTTGATATGTTATTTACTAAACAAGTAGAAAGAATTATAATTACAAGACCAACTGTATCAAAAGAAGATATTGGTTTCTTACCTGGGGATATTCGAGAAAAAATGGACCCTTGGTTAGCACCTATATACCATAATTTACATATGTTATATAATAAAGATAAAATAGCAAAAGAATTAGATAATGGAAATATAGAAATAGTACCTTTTGCATTTATGAGAGGTAGAACATTTTTAAAAGCCTTTGTTATAGTAGATGAGGCACAAAATGTTACACATAACCAAATGGAGACCGTAATTGGAAGATTAGGAAAAGGCTCTAAAATGGTAATATGTGGTGATATGGCTCAAATTGATTTAAAAGACAAAAGAGAAACAGGCTTTTCCTTTTTATCTAGAATAGAAGAAAGTGTAGGAGGATTTAGTGTTTCTACTTTATTACAAAACCATAGACATGAAATAGTATCACCAATACTTAAGGTTTATCAAACCTTTAGAGATTAACATATCTTTACCATATTTATAAACATATAATATATCCCAATAAGTTAAAAAATAAATTATGAATATACCTATTTGGTCAGGAACTAGCACTTTTGCTCCAGGACAAACACCTTTTGGATTTTACGACAATGATCCCGATTTTGTAATAGATGCAAATAAAGTTGCTGATTTTTGTGCCCAAAGAATGGGGTATCCTTTAGTAGATGTAGAATTACAATCTGGATCATTCTTTACAGCATTTGAAGAAGCTGTAACTACATATGGTAACGAGATTTATGCGTATAAAATACGAGATAATCAATTATCTATTGATGGGTTACCAACGGCATCACTTTTAAATAATGCACTTATAACACCAAGTTTTGAGCCAATAGTTAGACTATCAGAACAATATGGAGAAGAAGCAGGTAGTGGGGGAAATGTAAATTACTACTCGGGGTCATTTGATTTAACCTCTAGTATTCAAGACTATTCTTTTGAAACTTTTATGACATCAAGTGGTCTTACAGGATCTGAGTATATGCATGGTATAGAAGTAAAAAGAGTATTTTATGAAAACCCTTACCCCGCAGGTGCCAGATTTTTAGGAGCAAACAATGGGTTTGGTTTTGGAGGTGTAATGGCATCAGGAATAATGGGTTTAGGAGGATTTGGAGCTGAAGGAGGATATTTAATGGCACCTTTAAATTACGATATAGCTGTTATACAGCAAATCGAAATGAGTGAAACCATTCGAAGAAACCAATATTCATTTGAAATAAGAAATAATAATTTAAGAATATTTCCAATTCCTAATTTTTCATTTAGTGCATATAGTGAAGGTAAAGTTTGGTTTGAATACATTCTTAGGGATGAAAGAATCTCTAGTGCAGTAATGCAAACACCTGGAAATGTTACTAATGTATCAAATGCCCCTTATGGTAATCCTAATTACGATCAAATTAATAGTGTAGGACGTCAGTGGATATTTGAATATACCTTAGCATTATCAAAAGAAATGTTAGGATATGTTAGAGGAAAATATGGTAGTATACCAATCCCAAATGCCGATGTTACATTAAACCAATCAGATTTAATAGCAGCTGGTACAGCAGAAAAAACTGCATTAGTAGAAAGATTAAGAACATATTTAGATGAAACTTCAAGAATGGCTTCATTAGAAAGAAGAGCAAAAGAAGGAGATTCAAAAATGCTGGAATTACAAAAGGTTCCATATACAATTTTTATAGGATAATATGGCAATGTACACCAGACAAAGGGATGTTTCTCTTATGCGAAAGTTTAATAGAGAATTGATGGGTAATATTATTACTCAACAATGTGCCTTATACCAATTTAAATTAGAAGAAACTAAAGTTAATATCTATGGCGAAGCCGCTGAAGAAAAGTATTATAATGGTCCCTTTCTATTTAATGTTTTAATAGATAGAGGAGATGAACAATACCCAGAAGCAGGAGAAGGAGTATTATTCGAACAAGGTATTAATTTTTATTTCTTTAGAGATGATTTAGTAGATGCTGATGTTGTCCCTCAAGTAGGAGATATTGTTTTATATGAAGAAAAATATTATGGAGTACAAAGCACAATTGCTAACCAATATTGGGGAGGTAAAAATCCACAATACCCTAATAATGATTCCGATGGAACACCAAACCCATTAAATCCTAATTTAGATCAATTTGGTAACGTAATATCTATATTAGTATCAACATATTACATACCAGCAGATAAAGTAGCAATTTCACCTCATATAGAAAGAATGTAATGGCAAAACCTAGAAAACCTATACCAAAAAGTCAATTAACTCTAAGCACTAGTAAAAATACTGCTTTTAGAGGGATAGAAGATAGAGGAGAATCAGGTAACCCTAATAATTCTATTACACCACCAAACCCAAATTATACGGAAACAGGTATTGATTTTAACAGATCAAACCAAATGAGTTTTAAAGAAGATAAAACAAAACAATACTCCGTTGGTATTAAAGATATTGATGAAGCAGTATTTTATTATTTTCAAAATATAATTAGACCCTTTGTTTATCAAAATGGTGAGCGAAGAGAAGTACCTGTAATATATGGTGCACCTGAAAGATGGAAATCATTTCAACGTGATGGGTACTACAGAGATAAAAGTGGAGCAATTATGCTTCCTATTTTAGTAATAAAAAGGGATACATTAACTAAAGATAGAACAGTAGCTAATAAACTAGATGCTAATATGCCTAATTTATATGGTCAATGGTCAAAAGAATTTAGTTCAAAAAACTTTTATAGTAACTTTGGTACTTTAAACAATAGAAAACCAGTTGAAAAATTTCATATAGTAGCACAACCCGATTACGTTACAATGGAATATAGCTGTATTATCCAAACTTACTATATGGAGCAGTTAAATAAAATAATAGAATCATGTGAGTACGCTTCAGATGCTTATTGGGGTAATCCTGAAAGATTTCAATTTAGAGCTTTTATAGATACCTTTACTACCGCAACCGAATTAACTCAAGGTAAAGATAGGTTAGTAACAGGTACTTTTAATATTAGATTAAGAGGGTATATATTACCTGATACTATACAAAAAGAACTAAACGCAACTAAAGTATATAATTCTAAGGCTAAAATTATTATTACAACAGAAACAACAAATAATATCGAAGATATCGACTTTTAAATAACCTTTACATATTTATCAACAAAACAATTTATATATGAAAAATCAAAAGTTATCAAAAAAAGAGTTACAAGTATTACAAGAATATCAAAATAAAACAAATGAGGTTATTGCCGCATTAGGAGGTGTAGAACTACAAATTAGTGCGTTAAAAACCCAAAAAGAAGAAATATTAAAAGATTTTAAAGTCCTTCAAGATAACCAAGTAAAAACTGGTAAAGAATTACAAGATAAATACGGTGAAGGTAATATAAATTTAGAAAACGGAGAATTTACTCCAAAGGAATAAATTTTTGAAATATTTTTCAATATTTATAATAAAATAAAAATAAATAAACTATAGACAATGGCAGAGACAACATTAATATCTCCCGGTGTATTAACAAGAGAAAATGATTCATCCTTTATTGGGGCTAGACCTGTTACCTTTGGTGCAGCTGTTATAGGACCAGCAATAATGGGACCTGTTGGTATTCCAACGGGAGTTTCTACTTTCTCTCAATATGAAGCCATATTTGGAGGATCAATAGAAAGTGGATCACAACAATACACCTATTTAAATTCAATTTCAGCAAGAAATTATTTTGCTCAAGGAGGACAATCATTATTAGTAACACGTGTTGTTACAGGTTCTTTCTCTGAAGCATCAAGCTCTATAGGTAGTACTTTAACTTCAGGTGCTTTAGTTAGCGGTGCTAATCAATTACTTAATTCACAACTATCTGGAAGTTTTTTAAACATTTCAGGTAGTACTGGTGGAGTTGTAGTACCAAATGTCCCTGTTGGTGGTGGACTTGGATCAGGCGCAATAGCTAGTATAACTCTTGCAACTCAAGTAGAATCAGCTCAAACTTCATCTGTAACAAATATTACAATCACAACCCCAGGAACAGGATATCAAGTAGGAGATACAATTAATTTCCCATCAGAATCTATAGGTGCTACAGTAGCTGGAGGTACTAATTTAGAATATCTTTTAATAGAAGATGATTTACAAACAACAGCCTCTTTCGAGATTAAAACAATATCTGAAGGTGAGATGATGAATAATTATCAATCAATAGACTCAGCAAATGGTACATTAGATAGTGGTTCAGCAAATAATCTTAGGTGGGAAATAGCTTCTGTAAACACATCTTCAGGACAGTTTTCATTGTTAGTAAGAAGAGGAAATGATACTTCAACACAAAAGGCTATATTAGAAACATATAACAATGTATCTTTAGACCCACAAGCATCTAATTATATTTCAAAGGTAATAGGTGACACATACGAAACTGTAGAGCAAGATGGTACCGACTTTTTTGTTAAAACAAATGGTAATTACCCACGAAGAAGTGCTTACATTTATGTTTCAGAAGTAGGTTTAGCAACTCCTTCTTATTTTGATAATAATGGAGCAGCAAAAAGCGAATTTACTGGTAGTTTACCAAAAGTTCAATCTGGATCTTTCCAAGGTGCTGAAGGTAAAAACTTTGAAAATGGAGATGCATTATTTAATGAAAATATAAGTGCAACCAATATACAAGGTATTGCACCAAATGATTATACACAATCAATTAATTTATTAAGTAATTCAGATGATTACCAATTTAACGTAATTACAGCTCCTGGATTAAATGCATCCCAACACTCATCACAAACAACAGGTTTAGTAACACTTGCACAAGGTAGAACTGATTGTATAGCAGTAATTGATATTGTAGCGTATAACGCGTCAATCAACACAGTTACAACACAAGCAAGTGCTTATGATAGCTCATATGCTGCTACTTATTGGCCGTGGTTACAAACGATAGATGCCGGAACAGGACAAACAGTTTGGGCACCCGCTTCAACATACATTCCTGCAGTTTATGCATTTACAGATGCTTCATCAGACCCATGGTTTGCACCAGCAGGTTTACTTAGAGGAGCTTTAGGAAGTGTAGTAAGAGCAGAAAGAAAATTAACATCAGGTAATAGAGATACTTTATACGAAGCAAATGTAAACCCAATTGCAACATTCCCAGGAAGTGGAGTTGTAGTATTTGGACAGAAAACTTTACAGAAAAGAGCAAGTGCTTTAGATAGAGTAAATGTACGTAGATTATTAATTGCACTTAAAGGATATATCACACAAGTATCAGATAACTTAGTATTTGAACAAAATACAAATGCAACAAGAAATAACTTCTTAGCAAATGTAAACCCATACTTAGAATCAGTACAACAAAGACAAGGATTATATGCTTTTAAAGTAGTAATGGATGCTACAAATAATACACCAGATGTAATTGATAGAAATGAGCTAGTAGGTCAGATTTATTTACAACCAACTAAAACAGCTGAATTTATTATTCTAGATTTCAATGTTTTACCAACTGGAGCAACATTTCCTGAATAAAAACAATAATTATAAATATTTATAATAAAATTATATAACAATGGCAGTATTAGACCCAAACGAAATATTTTATACAGCATTTGAACCGAAACAACAAAACAGGTTTATATTGTATGTAGATGGAATCCCTTCATACCAAATTAAAGGTATGGGAGCTGTTTCATTAACTCAAGGTACAGTTCAGTTGAACCATATTAACGTTGCAAGATACGTTAAAGGTAAAACACTTTGGAACACAATTCAAATGACGTTATTTGATCCAATTACACCATCAGGTGCTCAAGCATGTATGGAATGGGTTAGATTACACCATGAGTCAGTAACGGGTAGAGATGGTTATAGTGATTTCTATAAAAAAGATTTAACTATGAACGTATTAGGACCTGTAGGAGATATCGTTTCAGAATGGATTATCAAAGGGGCTATGATTACCGAAGCAAATTTCGGAGATTACAACTGGGATAATGAAAGTGCTGCTGTAGAACTACAATTAACAGTACAACCAGATTACTGTATCTTAAATTTCTAAGAAACAATTACATAACTTATCAAAAATTGCTTGGCTTACGCCAAGCTTTTTTGTATATTACATATGTATAACTGATAAAAACGTTTTAACCAAATAAAGACTATGAGTGAATTTAAATTCCCAACCGAAGAAGTAGAATTACCATCAAAAGGTTTAATCTATTCTAAAGACAATCCCCTATCAAGTGGTAAAGTAGAAATGAAATACATGACTGCTCGAGAAGAAGATATTTTGTCTAACCAATCTTACATCCAAAAGGGTACAGTATTAGATAAATTATTAGATTCTTTAATTATAGATAAAAACATTAATGCCGACGATTTAATAGTAGGAGATAAAAATGCCTTATTAATAGCTTCTCGTATTTTAGGATATGGTAAAGATTATGAAGTAAAAATAAAAGGTGAATCTCATACTATAGATTGCTCTACTTTAGAAAATAAAGAATTTGATGAATCTAAATTTGAAGCAGGTAAAAATGAATTTTCATATACTTTACCTTCAACCGACAACGTAATTACCTATAAACTTATTACGGGTCATGATGAAAAAGCAATAAATAGAGAAATAGCAGGTTTAAAAAGACTCCAAAAAGATGCCTCTCCTGAATTATCTACTAGATTAAAACATATAATATTATCAGTAGACGGAAAAGAGGAAAAAAAAGATATTAGAGACTTCGTTGATAATTATTTTTTAGCTAGAGATTCCCGTGCTTTTAGGGATCACATTAAAAACACCCAACCAGATGTAAATTTATCCTATATTTTGGATAATGGAGAGGAGGCAGAGGTCCCTATTGGCCTAAACTTTTTTTGGCCTGACTATTAAAGTAGCCCCTTTATTTAGGAAAAACTTATTTTCCCAAATACATCAAATATTATTTCATGGTAAAGGAGGATATGATTATCCTTCTGTCTACAATATGCCTATATGGTTACGTAAATTTACATACAGTGAAATGTTATCCCATTATAAGGAAGAGAAAAAAGCAAATGAAAAGGCTTCTAATGGGGGTAAAGGTGCTAAAAACCTAGTTAACCCTGACGGTAAAGTTAATACCCCAGCATTTGCCGAAGCAAGTAAAGCATATAAAGGTAAAACAAGTTATAATTAGTAATATTTATAACAAAACCAACTATATCAATGGCAGCTCAAGACCAAATAAAAAAACTTAATGACCAAATCCAAGAAATCAACAAACAATTGGGTGGTAAGCAAATTAAGATATTTGATGTTAAGGAACTTAATGAGGCTGAAAGAGTTGTCAAGTCCTTAAGAACAGAACTTCAAGATGCCACTAGTGATATTTCTGGTCTTGCATCTGGTTTTAAAAATGTAGTTCAAGAAATGCAAAATACTAGTAAACCACTAGCGGATGCAAAAAAATCTTTTAATGTACTGTCGGGTTTAGCCCAAAAACTACAAAATGATCAAGTAGGTATTAATAAACTTAGTAAAAAAGAATTAATATCTATTCAAGATAAAATTAAGGCTGAAAAAGAAAACCAAAAAACACTTTATACAAATCTTAAACAAAAATATGATGCTAATTCAATAACTGATAGAGAATTAGCAGCTTTAGTTGAAATTGAAGGAACTTTAGCAAATGAAAATGTTTTATATAATGATTTATTAACTACTGCTAGAAAAAGACTTGCTGAAGAAACTAAAATTAATGATGCTATGGGTCTTGGGGGTGCCTTAATTGGTGGTCTTAAAAAAGGTTTAGATAAATTAGGTTTAGGAGGTTTAGTTGATCAATTAGGAATTGATGATGCTAAAACTGCTATGGAAAAGGTAGCAGATGAAGTTACTAAAGGAGGAACAGAAACTACAAACTTTGGGGGTAAAGTAAAAGTTTTAAAGGCGGGTATGAGTTCATTAGGTAAATCTATGCTGAAGAACCTTAAAGACCCCCTATCAATAGCTAAATTCTTATTTGATGAAATTATAGCTGCAATCCAGGCATCTGATAAGGCAACAGGTGAATTAGCTAAGGGTATGAATATGTCATACAATGAAGCAAGTTCAATGCGTAATGAACTTCAGTTAGTTTCTAATCTTCAAACGGATATATTCATAACTACAAAAGGATTACAAGAATCTCTTATGGCTGTAAATGCTGAATTAGGTACCAATGTAATGCTTAATTCTGAAAATTTAAAGACTTATACTAAATTAAGAGAAGCAGCAGGTCTTACAATGGACGACCAAAAGGGTATTGTTGCCTTAACTAATGCTACTAAAGGTAATGCTGAAGATATTACAAAAGAATTTTTAGGTGCAGCAAGAGCATCTGCTACTAAAAATAAATCAGTTTTAAACGAAAAAACTTTATTAAAAGACATTTCAAACATATCAGCAGCTACAACTTTATCATTCGGTAAAGATGCAGGTTTAATAGGACAAACTGTAGCTACGGTAAAGGCTTTAGGTTTAGAAATGGGTAAAGTAGAAGGTATAGCAGATAGTTTACTTGAATTTGAATCATCTATTGAAAATGAATTACAAGCTGAATTATTATTAAATAAAGATTTAAATTTAGAAAAAGCAAGACAAGCTGCTTTAAATAATGATTTAGCAACAGTAGCTACAGAAATAGCTAAACAAGCAGGTTCATCAGCGGAATTTGGTGAAATGAATAGAATACAACAGGAGGCGTTAGCTAAAGCTGTTGGTATGAATAGGGAAGAATTAGCAAAAACATTATTTGTCCAAGAACAAATAGGAAATGTATCTGAAGAAGAAGCAAATTTAAGAGAACAAAGAATAAATAAATTACAAGCTGAAGGCTTATCTAATGAACAAATTAAAAAGAAACTTGGTGAAGAATCTTTTGATTCCTTAAAAAACCAAGCATCTGTTCAAGAAAGAATAAATAAATCTGTTGAAAAATTAAGAGAAGTATTTATATCTTTAGCAGGTCCTGTAATGCAAATAGTTTCCCCAATAGTAGATCTTCTTATCCCTGCAGTAGCAGTATTAGGAGGAGCTTTTAGTATGGTAGGTAGTAGTTTAGGGTATATTATAGATTCTGTAACGGGAATGTATGATATGTTAACAGGAGCTAATACTGAATTAAGCATTATGCAGTCAATAGTAGGTGCTATTGCTATAACATATGGAGTTTTAGTTGCTCGGAACGCCGCAATAGCAACATTTGCAGCTATAAAGGCAGCAGCAGATAAAAACTCAGAAAAATCTTTAATTAAACAAGGTTACTTACAAATAAAAAACTTAGCAATTTCAATAGCTGATGCCGTTGCTAAAATTGCGGGGATGTCTGCTCAGACTTTAGGAATAGCTTCAGTAATAGCTTTAGCAGCAGGTGCTGCAGCATACTCCTTTTTAAGTAGTAAAAGCGTAGGGGATTTATCAATAGATCCTAATGGTGGTCCCGCAGTGTTCTCTCCTCAAGAAGGGGGATTATATCAAGGGACTAAAAATGATTCTGTAAGATTAGGACTAAAGAAGGATTTAGACGCAGCTGCACTAAGTAGTGGAAATGCACCTATTATGGTTCAACAAAATACCTCTACACCACCACCACCACAAAATAATGAACAAGTAGATAAAACAAACTCTTTATTAGAGGAGCTACTTAATTTTCAAGTAAAACAACCTCAATTATCAGCAGTAGGGTTATACGAAGTACAATAATTTAATATTTATAATAAAACAAACAATTATGAGTTTATTAAACAAATTAACATCAGGTCAAGCTTCAGCTACAAGTCTGAACGGGTCAACGCCTAGTACACCAGAATTTGCAACGTCTACTTTACATAGACAATATTCTACAATAGGAAACCCAGATGCAGCAAATGTATCTCCAGTAAATGGAGTTTTACCTCCACCATCAACATTAGAGTCTCCAGCAGCACCTACAAGATATTTGGATAATCTTCCAACTTAAAAGTAGGATATGGCATTAGTTAACTTAACAACCAATCTTAAATCTTTAAGATATGGTAAGGATACAGTTGGAGGAGGTAATAGTAACCAACCCTATGTAAAAACATCAATTCCGGAAGACCTTTCTGATGTAGGAAGAACAGGTGGTCCAGATTTTTTACTAAGAGGAGGTACACTATTACCTAAGATTGTAGTTAACGATGTCTCAAGGATGACTAAAATGTTTTTCGATTTTAAATCTCCTAGAGGACCTTTATTCATAGCAAAACAAAATTTATTATCTTTAACTAACGTTAGTTCTCAAGTAGGATACGTAGTTGCAAAAGAGGATGCGGTAGTAACCCCATTGGGTGAAGGTACAGCTATTGGTAATCTTTTACGTAGTTTAGTACCACCCTTAAATCAGGGTATATATACACCTTTATCTACAATAGGTCAAGCAGCAGGTAATGCTATAGGACTTCATTTAGATAAACAAGGTTTAGGATTTAATTTTAAAACTACAGTTGGATCTCCGGATGGGAATTCTCTTTTAGGTTTACCTACGTATTTAAATACTATTCACACTAATTCAACTGATGGTCCTAAAAGTAGATTATATGGTTTTCTTGGTTTACAAAATAATGTACCTTTAGCTACCTTTGGTAACAGTCCTACCGACTTATATTCATATTCAGGAGGGCCAGGTGCTACTTTAGGTGTTGGTAAAACTAACATTAGGATGCCATTAGACCAAAGAACGGGTGTTAATAATCCTTTGACTAGAAAAATAATAGAATCCAATATAGCAGGTCCTAAATATAGAATAGGCTCGGCATTTAGGCAAGTTCCTAATTTTGAAGCTATAGTATTTAATGCTCGTAACCCTGATAATCCTTTTCCTCTTAGTGAAACACGTATACAAGGTGGACAAGCTATAACTTATACAAGCCCAAATAGAAATTTTTCACCAACAGTTAATGATGAAAACCTATCAGATAAAATTAATAATGATAAAGTATATAGAATAGGAGCTTCTGCTGCCTTTTTTAGTAATGGTTATAATGGATCATCTACCTTTTTAAATCATTTTAATTCTAGTGGAACATCTGTACATAATAGCATTTATAATAACTCCCTTAATCCTTATAACTTAGAAACAAAACTTGATAATGTAGGGTTTAAGAGTGGTGTTGGTAAGGATGGTGGAACTGTACCTAGACAAGTTTGGACACAAGGGGATATAGAATCTGCAACACCCTTTTCTACAACAGGAAACCAAAACGATATTGTAGATTTTACTAAAGAAGTAGCACCCAAAGGGAGCCAATATATTCCTAAAACAATAGATTACACTCAAGCTGGAAGAATAGAACAAAGAGTTAGCTTAGGAGACCCAGGTAAAAGAGCAAATAGAAGTAGTTATACAATAGGTAGAAGAGATATTGGTTCTTCAATTGATTCTGTAGAAGGTAATTCTGGTTATAAAAAAGCATTAGACCAAATAAATGCTTTCCCTATTTACCAATCAGGTATAGTAACAGACAACAACATTAAAAACGATTTAGTTAAATTTAGAATAGGAGTAATATCTAACACAGATCCTTCCTTAAAAACCTATATTCATTTTAGAGCTTTTATAAATAGCTTTGAAGATAACTTTACAGCAGAGTGGAAAGGTACCAATTATATGGGTAGGGGTGAAAAATTTTATAAATATGGGGGATTTGATAGAAAAATATCTATGGGTTGGACGGTAGCTGCTCAATCTAAACAAGAACTTATCCCAATGTGGCAAAAATTAAACTACCTAGCATCAGTTACCGCTCCTGACTATTCTAGTACGGGGTATATGAGTGGTAATTTAATCACCTTAACAGTAGGTGGGTATTTATATGAACAAGTAGGTATTATGACAGGACTTAATTTATCTGTACCTGATGAATCACCTTGGGATATAGCAATATCAGATACTGATACAGCTACAAGAGATGCATCTGTAAAAGAAATGCCTATGATATGTAATGTGTCAGGGTTTAGTTTTATACCAATACATAACTTTGTACCAAAAGTACAAAGTAATGACTATGATGGTGCTAAGGTTGGCACTAGAGGTGGAAAATTTGTTAGTAAATATGGACAAGAACAATATATTGCCTTATCACAAACCTCTACAGATGGGGAATCATTAGTCAATAATTATGGAGGTGATGAAAATAATATAAACTATATACCAAAATAATGTCTAGATATACTAAAATAGAAATAATAAAAAACCAAAACCAACTTGGATCCCCAACTCCTAGGCATTATCGTGGAGTAAAATATCCTCAAATCCCATTGAATTTTAGTGATATTTATTTATATTCAGAAGCAGGAGATAGGTTTGATATATTAGCACAACAATATTATAGTGATTTTAATTTATGGTGGATAATTTCAGCAGCAAATAATTTTTTAAATCAAGACTCATATTATCTCCCACTAGGGATTCAATTTCGAGTTCCCACTAATATAGGGTTAATACAAGCCAATTATGATAGGTTAAATCAAAGAAATTAAAAAGTTATGGCAAGGTTAGTAGGTGAAGGAATAGAAAAATATACAACAGATCAAATTAAAATCCGCCAACAAATAGCGGGTAGTGGTTTTGGTGATAGCACTAGGTCTGTAGATTTCCTTCAAATCCAAAATAATAGAAATGCCTGGTTAAAATTAGGTTCTTCAGTTAGGGTATTAACCGCTAAAGAGATGTTAGACGAACTTCAAAAACAAGAAGAATACAAAAACTTAACCCTAAAAGAGGTTGAAGATAGTAGAACAACTGGTGTTGATAGATTAAAAGATATTGGTCTAGACTTTAAAGGAAGATTTATGGGTAAGGGTTTAGCAACTGAAGCCGTATTATTTAATTCTTTATCTAAAGTAACATCTTCTACATATGGTGAAGATGAAAAGAAAACTACAAATGGTTCATATATTTCTAGATCAGGTGTAACAAACACCATTTCTGTTTGGAATACTAATAGTGCTTATGGTTTAGGTGGAAATAATCAAGGTTTAGTTCCTCCCCCGGGATTAATAGATGCTAAAATTGATGCTTTAAATAGGGGTTCTATTAGAAAGGCTACAGTTAATATAAAAGCACATAATAAATTCCAATTTGAATTAATAGAATTATTATATATAAGGTTAGGTTACACTATGTTATTAGAATGGGGTTGGGATAAATACATAGGTGGTCAATCTAAAGAAATTAAAAAAATGGGTAATACCCTAATGGAAGATGTTTGGTTTCAAGATAATGAAGGAACCAATTTTCAAGATTTAATTCAAAAAGTAGAGTCTTATAGAAAACTATATAGTGGTAACTATGATGGTTTTATTGGTAGGGTTTCTAATTTTTCGTGGGATTTTGATACCGATGGAACTTATAATATTACTTTAAATCTAATTACAGTAGGAGATGTTATAGAATCATTAAAAGTAAACCTTCCTAAATTTTCAGTTAGTAAAGAACAAATTAAAACTGATCTTGAACGATATAACAATGATGACCTTAGAGAAAGAGATAAGGAAGAACAACGACTCACCGAGGAGTCTACAATAGTTACAAATGCAGGTAACTCAACTCTAGCTTATAGCCTATTTTTAGATATAATAAATCCTGGGAGTATAGGAGTAACAAAATGGAAGGGCGGAATAGAATCTAACTATTTTAATTTGTTTACTGGAGAAGAAACAACTCTTCAAACTAGGAAAACATATAATGCTGATACAAATCTAATAAAATCCACAAAACCTACAGAAGAAGATTTTCTTGATAGGGATAAATATAGTTATTTTTTAACTTTAGGGGAATTACTTTCAAAAATAAAACAGTTATGTATTCATAGTACTAATGATACCCCTATAATAGAATTAGATAATGATATTGAGTCAAACATTATGTCCGCCTACCCTAATCAGATATCATTAGATCCTAGAATTTGTTTTGTAAAACCTACATTTTCAGATAATATTTCTGCTACAACAGAAACAGGCACAAATATAGCTACATACATTAATGTAGGATACCCTTCCCAAAAAGATTTAAAAAAATGGTTTAATGTTGATGAGTGTAATACTGATTGTGTTTATGGTAAAACTATGAACATATATGTAAATTATGATTTTATTTCTACCTGCTTATCAAAATCTACTAAAAAAGGAGAAGTATTTTTATATAAGTTTTTACAAAATTTATGTGATGGTATTAATTCTGCTTTAGGAGACATTAGTAATTTAGAACCTATAATCGAAGATGACTTTAAAGTAGTAATTCAAGATCAAAATAAAATTAGGGGTATTGAGACCTCACAATACTCAGGTAGATTTAAAGAGGATGAGGATGTTGATTTTGAGCTATTTGGATATAATATATCAAATTCAACTTCAAATATTCTTAGAAAATTTAATTTTGAAACAAAAATAACCCCAGAATTATCATCTATGATATCTATAGGGGCGACGGCTAATGGTACTTCAACTAAAAATTATGATGCTACTGCTTTTTCAAGTTGGAATTCAGGTTTAAAGGATCAATACCAATTGAATTTAGTTGACCCAAAAGAAACATCTACCGATGAAATCCTTACTAAGGATGATGTATTAATGTTATCTAAATCCTTTGCAGAAGCAGATATAGATTCTAATGTTGGGCCAGATTGGATTGAGAGTTTAACTGGATATAAAACAACACAGGAAAGTAGTTTACAATTTAGGTCCGCTAAAGGTTTCACATTTAGGGGTGAAAGAGCCCCATGGGGTAATGATTTAGTTACTTTTAATGTTGGTGGTGAAAATAGTTATAGATATTGGGATCAGTATGTACAAGTAGCTGAAAAAAACAAAATTGCTAAAATTGCCAAAATTGATAAAGAAAAAGCAGAGGATAAAAAATATACTGATAAATACAATTCCTTTAGTGCAGACTATGTTAGATATTTAATCCAAGGTTTTGGAGGGAAGGCAAACACAATCCTAGAAACCAGACATATGTATTACGATTTAAACCCCGATTTTATTAAAGCAGGTAAAAAATCCTTTAAAGCATATGTAGATAAGATTGATAATGAAATATATAGTAGATATGGTGATGCTTCTACTAAAATAGGATTTATACCCTTAGATTTTAGTTTAGAGAGTGATGGAATAAGTGGGATAAAACTTTATAATAGATTAAATATAAGACAAAAACTTTTACCTAGACAATATCCAAGATCTGTAGAATTTTTAATTAAAAACGTAAACCATACAATATCCGATAATGATTGGTCAACGGAATTAAAAACACTTTCAACACCTAAAACATCAGCACACTCATTAAAAAAATTTAACTTTTTTGATATTATTAATGATTCTCTTTCAAAAGATTCTAAACTTTTTGTAAATCCAGCACTAGCTAAATCTTTAACAACGGGGATAAATTTATTAAATAAAAATTCACGAACAGGTTTAATATATGATACTGAAGAAACAACCAAAACTCAAATAGTACTACACCATACCGCGGGAAATTCAACTCCCAAGAAATATATTAAAGGTTGGCGAAAGAAATCATTTCCACTAGCTACCCATTACATTATTCCTAGAGAAGGCCAAACAGAACAATTATATGAAGACAAATATTGGTCAAATCATTTAGGTACGGATTTATCTAATAACGCCTTTCTTCAAAAACATTCATTAGCCGTTGAAATATCAAGTTATGGGTACTTAGATTTAAAACAAAAAGGGGATAACTTAGGAAAAGATGCAGGAAATAAAACAGCAAAGGAAATAGGGTGGTATTCATGGTCTGGTCAAAAAATACCAGATGATCAAGTTGCTGAACCATATCGAATTTCAGGTAATGGTACTATAGAAAGTTTTGTTGATAAAGTACCAAGTGGTTATAGAGGTTATTATGCATTCCAAAAATATACCGATGGTCAAATAAAATCACTTGAAAAAATACTAAGAGGATGGAAAAATAGTTATCCTTCAATCCCCTTAAAGTTAACTCCTGAAAACTATAAAGAAATGTTCCCAAATACAAAAACAAATGGAGAATATGACATTTCTAAAAACGCATCAGGACAAGTACCAGGTTTATATACTCATAACTCATACAGACCAGATAAAGTTGATGTTTTCCCACAAAAAGAACTATTAGAAATGTTAATGGGCTTAGATGGAGAATCAACTACCACAACATCATCATCATCTACCTTTACTTACTATCAGCAATTTGCAAAAGTGACCGAAGAGGTCAATGATAAGGAAGTAAAGGTAACAATTGAATATGATGATGGAACAAATATAGGGACAGCAGTAGGTGAAGCTGTAGCAAAAAGTAGAGATTATAGAAAAATAGATCTCGCAGAAGCAGAAGCAACCCTAAAAGCAAAAGGTGAATTAGCAAACATATTCAACAATTAAAATGTATTATCCACTATCACAAATAACCACAGATTTATATACCTCTCAAGAGGAATTTCTAGTTCAAGCTACAAATTTACCTTATAAAGGAAAATATTATTCAACTTCTGATGGTAAGTTTTTTTCTGGAGCTTCTCCACAAGATGGAGAAAATATTCCTTTAATAAGAAATACCCAAAATGATTCCTCTAAAGATGTAGAAGTAGGAGTTGAAGGAACATTTAATAAAACAAATACTTCTTTATTAATAACACCCCTTTCATATCAAAATGCTTCTACCAAACCCTCACGTTTGGCACCCTCCCCTACCTCCAAAGTTGTTTTTCCAACACAAGAAGAGTATACCATAGGAGAGTTTACAAGATACTTTTTAAAAAAAATAAATCAAAACGTTTACCTGGAAACGGATAAACCTACCTTTACCAATTATCAAAATAGAAACAATAACACTCAACACGAACTATATTCTTCAGTATCTTTACCTTGGGACTTAACAGGTAATCCTATTGATGCATATGTTACTAATAGAAATATAGTTTTATTAAATGAAAATCAAATAAAATGGTTTGGGTTTTCAATGTGGTTTAATTCTAGATATCTTAAACACTTTAAACCTACCTCTCAAAATTTCTTTAATACTAAGGGTGGGGAATTAAAAATAGAAACTAATAATGAAAATTATGCTGGTTTTTATCACGTTAATCCTAATCTTGGAAAAATAATGGAAGGTAAATTTCACAAACCTACATTCCATAATATTTTACTCCCCTTTAAAGGAGATGAAATAAAAGGAAATATAAAAGTAAGGGTTGATAGTGAAGTAGGAACATCAAGAAGAAAAAACTACTAAAAAACTAGGCTACCGCATAAATTAATCGTATATTTACCTATAAATAAAGGTATATGTACTGGTTGATAGAAAATGAGGAGCAATTAAAGGTTTTATTAAATAGTGGTTTTAAAGAGGCATTTGTCGAAATAATCCCCTATAATGATACAATCCACCCAACTTTAAACAAGGTTAGCCTTGTGTATATTAGACCAATACACGCACATAAAGGATTTATGGTATGCGTTACGCACAACGAGAGTTTAAATGCGTTAGATACGGATGTATACACGTTATTGAGCAAATTTGATGTGTTGTATTGCCGTGATAAGAAAGAGATACTACATTATTACTCTCTAAAAACTCTTTATGACATAACCGCACCACCTCATACGTATATACGACCAACTACCAAAGCACATGAGATATTTTACAACCAACATAAGGATGAAATTTGCGTAAACGCGATTATCCCGATTGTTAAACATTATGAATTGTGCGAACACATTTTTGAAGATCTAAAAGCGAATATTAACAGAGAAAAAACTAAATATGATGAATTCTTTAATACTAAAGTATCCTTGGTGTTCAACTACCTCGAACGAAATGGAATACAAATACACAAACCAACCTTCGAAGAACACTTCCATAAAATTGATGGTGAACGAGCATACACTCAGTACAACCTTCGGACAACCACAACACGACCCTCAAATAAATTTAAAAACGTAAATTATGCCGCACTTTCCCACAAAAATGGATGTAGAAAAAGTTTTATCCCGAGCAATGGGGTATTTGTTGACATTGATATTAGTGCTTATCATCCTAGCCTGTCTTGTCGCCTCATTGATTATGATTTCCCCTCTGTTGATATTCATAGCCATTTACAAGCTTTATATAAGGTTGATTACGCCAAATCTAAAGAATTAACATTTAAGCAACTATACGGAGGAGTATTCAAAGAATACAAACACCTAGAATTTTTTAAGAAAATTGATATATACGTAAAAGAACTCTGGAGTAAATTTGAAAGCGAAGGGGAGATAACGTGTCCGATTTCTAATTTTGTATATAAAAAGGAAAATTTGGAGGATATGAATCCACAAAAACTTTTTAATTACTTGCTACAAAATTTGGAGACGTCAATGAACGTTTGTATATTATGGGATATGATAAAGATATTGAGAAATAAGAAGTCTCAATTGGTATTATATACTTACGATTCGTTCTTAATTGACTGGGATGAAAGTGAAAAAGAAGTAATAGAAGATATAAAAAATATATTTACTAAATATAAACTGAATACAAAAACAAAAGAAGGTTATGACTACGATTTTAAATAATTCTCCAAATACGTATAACACGAACTATGATGTTATAACGTCATTCCAAAACATAGGAGATTTGAACAATAAGTTATTTTGTACCTTCACAAATTTAGAGAATTTAGATTCTTTATTAGAAGAGATTACAAGCAGATACACCATTATATACAATAAAATGTTTGTCCTCGAGATCGTGGGCAAAGATGAATACGTTGTAACTTATAATGTAGACCAAGGAAATGTACAAACCATTCCAGAAAACACTATATTGGTACATAGGAAGAAAGAATCTAATACTTTATACACTATTAATGCCCTTAACGAGCTTATCAAAAAGTTAAATGGGGGTGTTGTAGATACTAAATATCAAGTAGATTGGCAACATTATAGAAATTGTGTTTTACTTACACAACATAATGATTTAAACCAATTAAATACAAAAATATATAAAATAATCGAAGTATAATTTGGTTCCCCAAAATATAGTTCGTATATTAGTTACATATAAACAGTTATAATTAAAAATAAGTTACATTATGGATTTAAATGCCTTAAAAGCAAAATTGGATACACTCCAATCGAAACCACAAGCTGGTGGAAAAATTGATTACACAACCATTTTTTGGAGACCTACAGTAGGTAAACAACAAATTAGAATCGTACCATCTGTGTATGATACCTCAAACCCATTTACAGAATTAAAGTTCTATTATGGTATTACCAATAAGGTAATGATTTCTCCAACTAATTTTGGGGATAAAGACCCAATTGCTCTCTTCGCAGAAAAACTTAGAGAAGAGTATACTAAAGAAAATTATGTACTAGCTAAAAAGTTAGATGCTAAAAACCGTATTTTCGTTCCTGTAATAGTTAGAGGTGAAGAAGATAAAGGTACTAGATTATGGCAATTTGGTAAACAAGTATATGAAGAATTATTAGCACTAGCGGTTGATGATGAAATTGGAGATTACACCGATATAGTAGGTGGTAGAGACCTTACAGTAGAAACAGTAGGACCAGAATCAACTGGTACTCCTTATAACAAATCATCAGTACGTGTTAGATTAAAAACATCACCTTTAAGTGAAGATGCTACTCAAGTAGAAACTTGGACAAATGAGCAACCAAACCCTAAAGAAGGATTATTTAAAATTTATTCATTTGATGAAATGAAATCTGCTCTAGAAAAATGGTTAGCTCCAGAAGAAACAGAATCAGATAATGTAAGTGAAAATTCTGTCCCTACAAAATCAGAACCAGCAAAACCTAGTAATTTTAGTTTAGATACTAGTAATGTTAAGAAAAACAAAGCAGACCAATTTGATGCTTTATTTCCTGAAGATTCAACAACTGCAAAAGATGATCTTCCTTTCTAAATATGGCGAAAAAAATATCAAAGTCTCTCTCGGCAGCAGTGTCTGCCGAGATTAAGAGCAAATTTGATTTAAATAA